AACTCTGCCTTGCTACGGCTTCTCTTCTTGCGCGCCATGGCGTCCTTTCGTGCCACCTTAGGTGGCGGGTTGAGTGAAACGAATAAACTTGTTAGGGTCGGGGCGGTATAGTCCGCCCGTTCCCTCTACGCTTGCCCTCGCGCGGCGAGGGCCCGACGAGACTCAATGTAAGCCTCGCCTACGTCCGCCTTATTGGCAAACGTCGCCAGGGTAAGCTCCCTGGCAATCTCTCGCCCCTTGGCAGGCACCCCTAGGTCTAAAGACCGATTGCGGTCCCCCGTGGGCACCTCGCCTAGGTGCTTCCTAATAGTGCGCGGAACTGTATAGCGCTCCGCGTACAGGTCTCGTTCCGGGGAGTAGGTGCGCGTGCTCCATTCCCCGTGAACTGTAGCGCCCACCACGGTATAGCCCCGTGAGGCTAGCGCCGCTGCTGCAATCTGAGTGTTTGTGTTGTCGTCAACAAACACAACTCCCGTTTGGGAGTATCGCCCACAAGGCTTCCATACCTTACGGGTAGACCGCTCGGGGTCCCTTGAGAGGAGGAAGATTTCCCCCTCTGCAAAGCGCATGGTACACCACCATTGGTAGGTACCCGCCCCGCATGTTCGAGAGAACGTGAATTGTCTCATAACAAACCTCCAGTGTTTGTGGTGAAACGTAACTTGTTAGGGTCGGGGCGCTAGCGTGCGCCCCTCCCCATTTTTAGGACCACCGCCCCTCTACTGCGACCCAACTGGGTTGCAGCTATCCTCCGACGACTGGCGCGCCCCGGGCACCCTAGTCGTGGACCACCACGGACAGGACCGCCTCGGCGTCCGGCTCGCGCCGGAACATGCCGTTACCCTCGTACACCCATGCCGCACCGTGCCACGTTTCCAGGAGACACGAAGCCTGGCGCCTGGGGGTGCATTCGTCGAACGAGCACCCAAGGTTGTACGTCCTCCCCAGCCCGTTTCCGCTCTCGTACACCGTGAGCATGTAACAGCGCATAACTACCTCCTATGTAGTTCATTAGGGTCGGGGCGCTAGCGTGCGCCCCTCCCCATTTAGTCAGCGACCCCCCAGAAGCCGCATTCGTCGCACGCCACGTAGAGGAGGCAATCTTCCTCCTCGACCCACCCGTCCGCTCCGCATTCCGGGCAGGTCATACCTCGACCCACTCGTCCGCTCCCTCGCCGTGGAGGCGAGGATACCAAAGGTCTGGGTTCTCACCCAGACCCAGGGGCTCGCGCCGCTCCAGCACCGGGGGCGCCTTGCTGGCACGCTCTAGCGCCCGCCACGCCAGGCGGACCCAGCGCCAGGACTGCTCCCCGCGCTCCTCGGCGTCCCGAGCCCAGCGCAGCGCCAGACGGGCCCCAGCGCTGGCAGACGGAGCCAGGTGGTAGTTTGACTCCAAAGCCCGGAGGCGCCGCGCCGTACGGTTGATTAGCGACTCGTTCTCACTCATGAGACCTCCAGTGTTTGTGAGTGATTGTAAAGTACTTATCTCCATAGGACGACTAGGTTTAGCTCCCTGCTATGGTGCAAAGTTACCACCCTAGCCGCCCGTCAAACCTCACGTCCGCCTTACAGCCCCTATGCAGCCCCTACGGTCCTCCATACCGTATCCTCCCGTCCTTACGTCCCAGCGCAGACTACGGGCGGGGCTGGGTTCCCCCTCGCGGGTAGGCTCCTCAGCGCACGTGAGACGAATTGTCAAGGACCCAATTTAGGCATGTTCCGTGGCGCTCAGGCCGGATTGCCCTTCAGGGTGAGCCCGCCTACCCGCGCCCCGGCTGGCACAGTCTGTCCGTCAGTGAGACAACCCAATCCCCGCCCTTCGTTGGGGCCATGAGCCTACTCTCACTCGCTAGAACAGCGAGCCGCTGGGGCCGCGCTTGGGGCCCGGCGCCGCGCTAGGGGGTTGTCTCTCCCCCGCCCGCTGGCGCCACCCTACCTATAGCAAGGCCGGTGCCAAGCCATAAGTCTAGTAGTGGTGGTCATGACGCGCTGCGCATGGCGCCGGCTGGCGCCGTTGGGCGGGTCACAATCGCTCACCCCCCCGCCCCGGGACCCCGCCCCCTGGGGTTATTGAAGTTATGAGCGCTCGTAAGTCCTTACGCCACGTGGGGGCCCCAACACACCATCTCAACCCCTCCCATTAACGTTCTACCTCAACCCCCATTACAGCCCCCCTTGAGTTAATTTCGTTTTACCGCAACTTTCCCGCCTAGTCCCCCCCATCTCGTATCATTTTAATCCCATTTAATTCCCTTGGTTTATGAACTTTACAGATATCTCCCAACTGATATAATTGAAGGCCCCCATGAAGTTATCCTCACCCACGCTCAAGGCCGCAAAAGACTTGATAAAAACCGCTCAGGCGCATTCTCTCCCGCTTGATGGCGTCCTCTGTCGCCCATCGGATGACTTTTTATTATTTGCACTCTCAGATTCTCTAGATTGGGTATTCATCTACTGTACGCCCCTGGGTCATCTTGTCCACTGGAAGGAAGCCAATGATGATACCTATGAGGACTCCTATACAATCGTGCGCTCGCTTAAAGTCTTTCTTAAACACCTTGCTTCGCGCGGATTTGAAGATATTGGGGGTGATATAAAGCACCTTCGTGGGCTATTTGGGATGGGTGGGATAGAGCCCCTATAGCGGCGACCCTGCCCCAATAGCACCAAAATTTCCCTATTTAGAAAGGACACATATGTATTCCTATGATGATGTAATTGCGGCTACAATTGATTATTTTAATGGAGATACGCTAGCCGCTGGTGTTTGGGTTGATAAGTATGCACTAAAAGATTCATCTGGGAACTTTTATGAATTAGCGCCGACAGATATGCATGAGCGACTCACAAAGGAGTTTGCACGTATCGAGGCTCGCTATCCACACCCACGTGGGCGTGAGGCAATTTTTGAGGCGCTTAAAAATTTCCAAAGAATAGTGCCGCAAGGTTCGCCCATGGCAGCCGTTGGAAATTATCTGAGGGCTCTGAGTGCTTCGAACTGCGTCGTAGTTGAATCTCCACACGATTCAATAGGTGGGATTTTTCGCACAGCCACACAATTGGCCCAACTATATAAGCGCAGGGCTGGTGTCGGCGTAGATGTTTCAACCCTACGCCCAAATGGCTTTGAGGTTCAGAATGCAGCGCGCACAACAACCGGACCAGTTAGTTTTTGTGACCTATATAGCTATGTGACCAGGCTAATAGGGCAGGATGGGCGGCGCGGCGCATTAATGCTCACAATGGACGTGCACCACCCCGATATCGAAGAGTTTGCCACAATGAAAGCAGACCTAAAAAAAGTTACGGGGGCAAATGTATCAGTCCGCCTATCAGACGAATTCCTTGAGGCCGTCGAGGCCGATGAGGAATATGAGCAGCGTTGGCCCTGTGAGGGCGCTGCGAGATTTAAGCGCAAAGTTTCCGCAAAAAAGGTCTGGGATACTATCGTTGAATATGCAACAAAAACCGCGGAACCTGGCTTGATTTTTTGGGACCGCATGACATCACGACTTCCTGCTCATTCCTATCCAGAATTCCGCTCTACTAGTACAAATCCGTGTCAGCCAGGCTGGGCAACCGTATTGACGCCAGATGGAATTAGAATGCTTTCCCAAGTGGATACTGGCGATGTTATTTGGTCGGGGAAAGATTGGACTAAGATAATTTCGAAATGGTATACCGGCCGTAAAGAAATTTTTCAATACAAAACTGCTTCTGGGGTATTTATTGGAACAAATACACACAGGGTGTTGCAAAATGGCAAAAAAATTCAAGCTAAGGATGCAACCCATATCGATACAAACACTGGATGGGTAGAAAAAATAGTAAGCGTAGAGTCATTAGGCGAAGAGGATGTCTTTGACATTATGGTGGACCACCCAGACCACACATATTGGACTGGTGGCCTTCTTGTCTCAAACTGTTCTGAGATTTGTTTGAGTCCAAATGATTCATGTAGACTACTATCAATTAATCTTACTGGCTATGTGCTTAATCCATTCACAAGCGCCGCCACATTTGATATGGAGGGATTTCTGCACGATGTAGCACTTGGTGTGCGTCTCGCAGACGACCTTGTTGATATTGAAATTGAACTCATCGACAGGATTCTAGAAAAGGTTGAGGACCCACTAGAGCGCGAACTATGGGGTAAGTTGCAAGCCGCAGGGCGCAACGGTCGTCGTGTTGGTCTAGGAACTCACGGACTTGGCGATATGCTGGCGCAGCTAAATATCAAATACGACAGCCAAGAGGCTCTCGATTTTTGTGACAGACTATATGAGTTACTAAGAAATGAAGCCTACAGGACGTCAATAGTACTTGCAAAGGAACGCGGCCCATTTCCAGCTTTCAATTGGGCAACCGAGTGTGAAAACGAATATATCCTCGACCTTCCAGACGACATTAGGGATGGCCTAAAAAAGTATGGGCGCCGCAATATTGCTTTGCTAACCCAAGCCCCAACTGGCTCCATTAGTCTATTATCCAAGGGCGGGCGCAGTTTCGCGCGTCATAACATTTCAAGCGGCGTTGAGCCGCTATATAAACTTTCCTATTTGCGTTGGAGGAAAGGTAATCCCGGTGACCATGGGTTTAGGGTCGATAGAGTTGATGACTTGGGTGATTCATGGATGAAGTATAAGGTTTACCACAACAACATTCTTAACTGGGCTCAAATAACTGGTGGCGACCCAAATAGTCCACCTGATGTGTTTGTTGAGTCTGGAGATATTAACTGGCAATTTAGAGTAGAATTACAAGGCGTTGAACAAAAATATATTGACCACTCAATTTCTAGCACGATTAATTTGCCAAAAGACACAAGTCCAGAAACCGTAGGTGGAATTTATATGCATGCATGGAAGAGCGGCCTCAAGGGCGTAACCGTGTATGTTGACGGCTCTAGGGATGGTGTTCTAACGACAGAACAAAGCGATTCTGGCCGCCCTGGGGTAATCACACGAATAATGGCACCACAGCGCCCTAGGGCACTACCTTGTGATATCCACAGGAGTAGTGTCAAGGGTCGCAAGTGGATTAGTCTTGTTGGTCTATTAAACGGAGAACCATATGAGATGTTTGGCGGCCATTCTTCATCCCTCAATCTTCCTATGAAGCATAAAACCGGAATGATTGTTAGGCGCTCGAAGGGCAAGTACGCTTTAGTATTGTCAGATGGCTCTGCGATTGAAGACCTTGCTGGCCATTTCTGTTACGCAGCAGACGGAGACCAAATAGGGTGGATTACGAGATTGGTTTCTACATCTCTTCGACATGGCACGCCTATTGAATTTTTGGTTGAGCAGCTAAATAAAGAAGGGAACGTGACGGCGCTAAATAAAGTTCTTGCGAGAGTTTTAAAGAAATACCTCAAAGAGGGACAAAAAGTCTTGACAAAAAAATCCTGTATTAAGTGCAACTCTACAAATTTCACCTATCAGGAAGGATGTCCACGCTGTAACGATTGTGGGTGGACTAAGTGTTGACACAGGGCTTGCGCCCTGTTACTCTAGGTTTATGGAGATTTGTGTATAAATGATAGAAGTATTTATTTGCGATGTGTGTAATTGCGTGCTTCGCGGCCCAACCGCCGCTAAGAATTTGCAATGTGGTAGAAACACGGGAAAATTTAGTATCAGGGACGGCGACGTGATTCCAATCAAATGTGGTGGAAATTTACGAATTGCAAGTCCCAAAGAGGTAGAGGCTTATGTCGGAACAAGAGAATAAAAAGATTAGTGTGAATGAGACCATCGTCGTTAAAAAATCTCCAGGATGTCGTGAGGTTGCCCATAAGGCAAACGCCTCCTTGTCGGAAGAGGAGTTGATTAAAAAGCATACGGTTGGAGAACTGGACAAAGAGGCAGATGAGCGAGAAAAAGAATAATCTAACATATTCGGATATTGAGGATATAGTCGAGGAGCTTGTTAGGGTTAAGTGTGGAAATTACACATTTGACGTGTATGATAAACACGATATAGCGCAAGAAATACGTATTTTGTGCTTAAAGGCCCTAAAGAAGTTTGAGCCCAAAATGCAGCCTCGCGAAAAGTGGATTAATTTTTTTGGTCGTTGCGTTGACAACGGCCTTATGAATTTAAAGCGTGATAAATATGTGCGTCCGACTTTTTCGCATAAAAAAGAATATGAAAATTTAGACGAAAAGGACGATGGTGAAGAGGCTCGAAAGCTACGTGAAAAACACCAACAACATCAGGCAAAAATCAAAACAAAATTAGCTATTCGTCACGCAATGCCAATAGATGGATTTGGTGATATTATTCAAAACAGACGAATGAAGGACGAAATGGCGTATAAAGACTTGGAGCTTCATTTATTAGAGCAGGCGAGACCAGATATAATTGATGCTTTACGTCACATGTTAAATGGAGAAGTCCACCTAGTAAAACCTAGAGACAAAAAAAAGGTGAGAGCGTTTGTAGATAAGGTGCTCTCAAAACACGAAGACTATTGCTAGCTTGTGCTGCGCATAATCCAAGTGTGGTTTTAGTCATAAAATAAATATTGACAGGAGATAAAAATGGCAAGCACACTAAGATTTTATGCTGGTGATGGTTCACCAGAGATTAACGTTGCCGCATCTGGCGGCTTTAATACTGTTGGGTTTTATGGTGCTGGATTTGGCCTATCAATTCGCGTTGGCGAATATAACGAGGCAACCTATAGAACTATTGAGGCTGGTACTAGTGACGGTGGAGCACTTCCAAATCTTCAGTTCGCAAATACATCTGGTGCCTTTGTGGCTAGTGAAATTGGCGCAACGGAGCTTCTAGAGGTAGATAATGATGAATCTACTCTACGCGTGACTCTCACTACTGATAGTGCAGTTGGAACGCAAAATACTAAGTTTAGAGCATACGACAAGAGTGATATTGACGCAAACCCAAGTGGTGTTACGGTATATGCCGCTGAGATTCGCAAGGACAACACTTTAACTAGAGGCTCTGGCGACACAAACTGGACATCTATTGCTGGAAGTGGTAGCGTATTGTCTCTCGATAATCAGGCTGACCCGGATACAACACACAACTGGTGGATTGGCTTAACAGCATCGCCTAATAGTATTGGTGAGAAAACAAACTTTGCGTTTTATTTCGAATGTGAGTTCCTCTAGGGTTTCCGTTTCGTTTGGTCGACCCCTTTGATGTATAGGGTAAATATGAAGAAGTGTTTTAGGTGTCAAAAACTAAAAGTTGACAGCGAGTATTATTCAAACAAGTCTTGGTGTAAACAATGTCATTCTGAATACTATAAGTCTAAGACATATAGTAAACGTGGGAAGGACAAGCAGGTAAGAGACGACCTTCCAAATGGAAATAGAGTTTGCAATTCCTGCAAGAAAGAGATGTTACTTGAAGCTTTTCCTAAAAACAAGAAATGCACGAGTGGTTGCGAAAGAAAATGTAAAAGGTGCACATATCGAGCAAGAGACAGTAAGCGGCCTAAGATGCGCGAACAACAGATGGAGTGGTATCAAAACAATAAAGATAGAATCTTAGAGATGCGTAAAGAATACTACAAAGAAAACAGAGAGCGAATTAAAACTTATTCTCGTCAGTACCATAAGGACAATCCAGAAGTAGCTCGTGCAGCATTTCATCGTCGCAGAGCACATATCCAAAATAATGGCCGTAATAATCTAACCTCTACCCAAATTAAGTGGATGTTTGATAGTTTTCCTTATTGTATTTACTGTGGTATAGAAGAGGGTTTAACAATTGACCATATTATTCCAATTTCAAAGGGTGGTGAAAACACACTTGATAATATCGTTCCAGCTTGTTTACCATGCAATAACGAAAAACGAGCAAAAGAAGTCGAGGTTGAAAACCCTGTGAAAAGTGCTACAAAATAGCTATTCAAATTAATTATGGGCTATTATCACTAGATTGGGGGGAGATTCATGCAAAGCATTCCACTTAGTAAAAACGTAGACGAATTCGTTCCTAAGGAGCGATGGGTTGTATCTTTATCAAATGGCGAGACCATTTATGACGATAGGCGCCCTGGAATAATTCCAGCGTGGGAGCGCCTTGGACAATATTGCCTAGAGAACGATTTAAGTATTACAAAATTACGTATGCGTATCAAGGGTGTTGAAATTAAACTTCCATCAAATCAAGATGGGTATTTCCAGAAAAAGGTCGCATGGGCCACAATGAACGCTAGCGGCCAGCGGTTGTGCATTGGGTATATCCAAGGCAACCATTGTTTAACATACGAGGTGGATTCCTCTGGTGATTCTCGGACCATTAGGCCGGGACATCCAGATTATCAGGGTCCGCCGCCTTTTCCATGGAGTATATATAAAAGAGAATTGCGCAATGCCGTTGCCAACTAGGAAGAAGGGCGAGGAAAAACAAGCTTTTGTTTCTCGCTGTATGTCTGAGCTAACCAAAAAAGGAGAGGGTAAAGATGCTGCGCAGCGCGCAGCTATTTGTCATTCAAGAGCAACACAATTGAGCAATCCTGAATTGAGTGCGATGAGACAATTGATAGCAAAGTTGAGATATGAGTAAAAAGGGAAGATTCCAACCTTGGGAAGATAAAATCGTACACGATTTGTGGCGAACCCATACTGATAAACAAATAGCAAAAGAGATTGGCAGAACTGAGCGCGCCGTAACTACTAGGCGCAAAAGACTTGGTTTAGATAAGCCAAATGGTCGTCCATCCGAAGCTATGGTTGCTGAATCGCTTAGGAGTAACCCAACAGAATATAATATATCTAAGCTTTCAAAAGAAGACCGCATTAACATTTATCGGTTAGAGTTTGAGAAAAGCGCAAGGTATCCACATTTGATTTCAACACTCCTTCCAGAAGAGTTGGTGTACTACAAGAATAAATATATCAATACCATTGATTCTATGGATAGCTGCACAGAATCGGAAGAGGACTTGGTGCACGCTATGATTATGAAGGAAATTGAAATTCTAAGAATTCAGCAGCAAATTAAAGATGCAATCGTAAAGAATAAAGAAGACCCAGAAGAGAATCAAAAACCAGCATTATGGATGTTTGAACAACTCAACAAATCAGAACAACAATACGTTAAATACAAGGAAAAACTATATCAAACACGCGAGCAAAGATTAAAGAAGGGCGAAGAGTCAAAAATTAACATTGCGACTATCGTTCAAGCTTTTAGAGATAGGAACAATCGAAAGAAAGGTGGAGTTCTCGCTGGCGAAATGGCATACTTCACTCGTCGCTGCAAAGACGACATGACAAAGATGGATTTCCTATTAGGAGCAGCAGATGAGTAAGATGACAATAATTTGCGACACAAGGGAACAAGTTGGCAAGGGTTGGAAATTCCGCGCTTCTGCTAACTGCAGGGGTGTAATTAGAGAAAAATTAGATGTTGGGGATTATAGTCTTAAGGGATATGAACATCTTGTTTGTATAGAGCGAAAGACACTTGGTGACCTATATGGTACGCTCGGAAATCAAACAAACTATAATAGATTTCTCAAGGAGTGGGAGCGCGCGAAAGACCACCCAATCAAGATGCTTATAATTGAAGCTACGCTTGCTGAGGTAAATAAGGGATACCCATGGTCGCGCGTTCACCCAAATAATATTCATGGAAAATTAATATCTCTTCAGGTAAAGCATAACGTCCATGTTGTTTTCGCTGGAAGAAAAGATAAGGCTCGCGCTTATACAAGGAAGCTATTAAGTAAACTTTGGAATTATTGTGAGGATGGAGTAATCTGTGCCGCCAAAGCTTGAGCGCCTCCCAATTGTCTATAATTTAGAAAAGGGAGAAAGGCTAATTAATGCATTCAATGAGCGAGAGGGTAAATTTGATGACCCTTACTTTGAATTTATTGATATCTGCTTAAACAACTTAACATGGGCCGTATATCATATTTTGATGTGGCAAGGTAGACCGCTTCAATTAGCCCCATTCCAAAGTGTTATCTTAGAAACGCTGTGGAATAAAACATTCCCAATTCTCCTTGCATCCCGCGGTGCCTCAAAGACGTTTATGCTTGCGGTTTACGCCGTGATGCGAGCGATATTGACGCCAGGCAGCAAGGTGGTTATTGTTGCTGCTTCTTTTCGTCAGTCAAAACTTGTGTTTGAGTATATCGAACAGTTATTTAATTATTCTCCCCTACTTAGAGCATGTTGTCCGACTGACAAAATTGAAAAACCAGCCGACAAGGTTCAGCTAAAAATTGGAACTAGCGTAATTACTGCTTTACCGCTTGGCAATGGTGAAAAAATTCGTGGTATTCGTGCTTGCGTATCTGCTGACACCCTCATCGACACCGAAAGCGGACTGATTCCAGCCAAGGAAATCGTGGAGTCAAATAGAGACTGGTCCATTTATACATCTGAGGGATTTGAGACACCCAAAACATACTGTAGAACAAATCTTACTGATGTGCATGAAGTTGAAACGATATGTGGGTTTAAGATTCAATTTAGCGACATTCATCGAATTTATACAGACGATGGATGGAAGGATATTGATACTCTAACAACCGACGATAGGTTGTGTTTGCATTCATCTAGAACATTTCCAGTTAGCGAAGTTTTGGTCGATAACGAAAAGACCCCAAATGAGCGACGTTCGGGCTACAATTTGCCAGAAACCGTAAACCAAGACGTGGCACGTTTGCTTGGCTATCTGATATCAGAAGGTAGTACCTCTAATCGCAACGGAACTATTTCATTTACAAATACCGATGCTGATATTATAAGGGATTATTGCGCGACATTTGAGAGGGTTTTTAATGTTAAGCCAGCGATATACCAGAAGGATTCGCATGTAGATAAGCGCGGGTGGGATTGTAAAAAATCCTATGAGGCAAAAATTTGCCGATTGGGCATTAGGAAATACCTCGAAAGAATAGGTTTAGATTACCTAAAGGCGCAAGACAAAACTATTCCGTGGTGTATTTTGCGTTCCACAAAGCCAGTCGTTACGGAATTCCTTAAGACACTATTTGAAAGTAATGGAACTGCGGTGCTCTATAGGGATAGTAGACGAGATACAGATGAATTTTACATTGCATATTATTCTGCATCAAATAAGCTTTGTGCTCAATTACAAGTGCTTCTATTAAAATATGGCCTTATTGGTTCGCTTTCTCGGCGAAGCAAGTGCAATGTTAATTACCATTTGCGTCTTACGAAGAAATATGCTGCCGCTTTCGCCAAGGATGTCGGTTTTATTTCCTCTAGAAAGACTAGTATTTGCAAGGAGGCATTGGTAAAATTTAAGCCAAAATACTATGATGGCAGAAGTGTAAAAATTAAAAAAATTAAAAAGTGTGTTCGTAAAGATATTCTTTATGATGTTTGTATGCCAGAAACGCATAAGTTTGTTGGAAATGGAATTGTAAATCATAATACCCACATCCTTGTTGATGAGTATGCTTCAATTAATCCAGAAGTCTTCCAGGTTGTTGTTAGGGGTTTTGCGTCTGTAAGCGCTAACCCAATTGAGGCCGCCAATCAAATTCATAGGGAGCGTCAGGCAATTAAAGATGGCACAATGACGGTCAACCAAATGTCAAAGAGACAAGGAAACCAAATTGTCTATAGTGGAACTGCAAACTTCCAATTTAACCATTTTCATAAACTTTACCAAACACACAAGGGCATTATAGATAATCGCATTGTGGGTGACTCAGAAGAGGTAAACAAAAGACTAAACCTTAACGAGGACGACGCCCTATCTGAGGGCTTTTTGGATTATAGAGATTATGCAATTGTTCAGATTCCATATCAGGGGCTACCAGAAGGGTTTATGGATGAAAAGCAAATTGCACAAGCTAAGGTTACTATGCCTAAATCACTTTTTCAAATGGAATATGAGTGTAAGTTTCCAACGGATTCAGACGGGTTCTATAAGAAAAGCTTGATTAATAGCGCAACGCCAGGCCATTCAGTTTGCGGTGGTGCCGCATTTCCAGTCGAAGTTAAAGGCCAAAGTGGCTTTGAATATGTTATGGGTGTTGACCCAGCTAGAAAAACGGATAACTTTGCTATTTCCGTATTGAAGCTACTTAAAGATGGGACGTATAAGAATGTATATTGCTATAGTATGAAGGGCAAGAAGTGGCCTGTCGCAACCCGCAAGGTTAGGGAAATTCTTGAGAAATTCAACATCGTGCGCATAGCTATGGATGCTGGCGGTGGTGGCACCACAGTAGAGGACCTTCTTCAAGATGATGCATTTTTACAGCCAGGAGAAAAGAAAATTTGGCGCTTCGATGATGACGAACACAAAATGTATGACGGTATTCATATTTTAGACATGGTTGACTTTGCGCCCAAATGGATTCGCGATGCAAACTATGACCTTGCAGCAGATATTGAACATCGCCGCTTGCTGTTTCCATATAGAACGCCTGAGGTTTCACCGGGTGATTTTGATGAGTTTGAAGCTGAGAAAGATGACACGTGGGACGAAATAGATGAACAGATTAAAGAAACCTGCATGATTACTGTTACAGCGACGAAAACTGGTATTCAACACTTCGACATCCCCGAGCTTCCTGCATCTCAGCAAAGCACACTAAAAACTTATCAGCGCAAGGACCGCTATTCCGCCCTATTACTTGCAAGTTATGCTGCTAGGTCATACCTCCAACAGGGGCAACGCACTATCCAACCAAGCGTAGGTGGATGGATTTAGTGTATAATCATATTGCAGTAGAACTGTAGTGTGATAGTATTGAATGGAGGCATCATGAGCGAGAATGGTAACGCCGGTTGGCCCGAATGGTCTAGGTTTATTCTAAAGGAACTCGAAAGATTAAATGAAGGTCAAACAGCAATTAGAGATGAGATTTATGGTATGAGAGCTGATATTAAAAAGATGCCCGCAATTGAAGAATCCGTTGGTGAGCTAAAAGAATGGAAGCGCGAAATTAGCGAAATCTATTCCCCTACGCAGCTATCCACTTCGAAAGCTGAACTAGAGGAAATGAAAACGTTTAAAACGCGCGCAGTTACAGTTTGGGTTGTTGTTCAAATTATCTTTGCAGTTACACTTGCAATTCTAGGTATTTATAAATGAAAATTGGAATTCAAACGCCAGGACTAAGTGAACAGGATAGAAAAAATCTTGAAAAATCCGTAGCTGACTATATCGAAACCAACAATCAGCACAACAAGGCGATAGCAAGTTCTTTCGATATTCAGCGCCGCGGACAAAGCCTTCCTGGCGACACAGGGCATAATTTCGGACTATACGACTATGGCCTTCAGGGTTTTATGGGTGGTGGCCCATATAGCAACACATATCCCGGTTCACATTTTTTCAGTGGCATGTTTGGCGGCATTGGCGGCGGCAATGGTTATCTCTCCGGTGGCGGTTATGGCCTTGGGGCAAGCTCCTTATGGGGTTTTGGCGCTCAAGGTAGTCATGCTGGTTTTCGCAAAAATACGTCTGCTGCTCATCAAAAAATGGCAATGTGTGTTGCGTCCTATAAGGGTTTTGGCTTAGCTAAAAACGTAATTGACCTAATGGCGAATTTCGCGGCTGAAGGGCTAAAAATTAGACACCCATCAAAAACCGTTGAGCGCTTTTTGAATCGATGGGCTTTTCATTCAAATCTACAAGAGCGAGTAAAAGACATTTTGCGATACTACTATAAGTATGGCAATGTGTTTATTTATCGCGTGATGGCCAAGATTACAGAAGAAGCGTATACAAAGATGAAGCGTTCTAGGGCAAAACTAGAGAAGGGCTTTAGTGTAGCTTTAGACTTGGACCCAAATGGAAATCCACGTCAAACCGAACGAGAGGGTGACGTAGAGAAGGAAAAAGAGAAACCTTTATTTTCTCGCGAAATCCCATGGAAATACACACTCCTAAATCCATTTCAGATGGAACTCAGAGGAAGCAAGTTTTTTGGGAAGCATCGTTGGGTTTTCATATTAGACCAACATACAATTAATGACATGAATCAGGAAATTATTAGTAGTGGACGTTCATATATTGATTTTCTAGACAAAACAGATATTAATCTTCCAGAGGAATTTATAAAGCTCTCTAAGGAGCAAAGCAAAGAAGCCCCAACTGGAGAATCGAGAGATGGTCGTGTTGTTGAGTTAAATCAAAACAACCTCTATACGATGCACTATATGAAAGATGACCACGAAGATTGGGCTGAGCCACTTCTATGGCCAGTTATGGCAGATATCCACTACAAGAATAAGCTTCGCCAAATGGATATTTCTGTTTGTGATAGTGTTATTAATTCCATAACAATTTTCAAGCTTGGCTCAATTAAAGATGGGTATATTCCACCTAAGGAGCACTTAGATAAATTCGCTGAATTTTTGCGTTCGCCAACACAGGCTATGCAAATGGTTTGGAATGACGCTATTTCAATTGATAGCAGTTATCCGCCAGTAGAAAAAATTCTATCGATAGCCAAGTATGAAAGTGTTGATAGAGATATCCTACGAGGAATTGGTATTCCAGATAGCCTAATTGGTGGACAAGTAAAGAGTAATTTTTCAACTGGATTCCTTGGGGTGCGCACACTACTAGAGCGCCTTGAAGAGGGTCGCAATACGGTTATGCGCTGGTTGCAATTAGAACTTGAGCTTTTGACTGAAACCCTGGGTTTTCGTAAGCAGCCACAAATCCGCTTTGGCAAGATGAGTCTTAGGGATGAAAAGGCTGAAAAACAACTAATTCTTCAATTGTTAGATAGAAATATTATCTCAATTCAAGCTGTTCTTGAAACCTTTGGCGAAGATTTCGAAATCGAACTTGAGCGCCTCAAGGAAGAAGACCAGATTAGAGATGATACTGGAGTGTTCCAGAAGCATTCACCCTATGTTGACCCAATTAACGACATGGACATGGAAGAGCAGCTCAAAAAAGAATCTGAGGTGCGCCAACAAGAAAAGCGTCTTGAGTTGCGTATGCGAAATAAGGAAAAGCGCAACTCTGGTCCAAATGGGCGCCCAGGTAATTCGGACGGTATTCCACAAGAAAAACAAAGAGAGACAAAGCCACAGGGCATGGCTTGGCTTGTGGAGTATGAGGGATTGAAAAGCGCTGCACTTAAGCGCATAAAAGACGCCGAACGCATTACTTCAAAAATTATTCTCGATGCGCGCAACAAAAAGACTAGAAGAAGTCTAACCGCAAAGGAAATCAATGGAATTGAAATGGTTGCGTTCGCCGTTGTGTCTCAAAATATTGGCCAGATAACACCAAGTATGGTAAGAAAAACAATGAAAGAAAATCCAGTTATCCCTGGGGATATCTACCAATCTTATGTGGGTATGAACGTTGAAAATGCAAGTAGTGACGTTAGAAAGGCCACTATGGCATCGTGTATTGCAATTAAATTGATTGAGGAGTAGTAATGCCAATAGGTAAGAATATTTACAACAAACTATCAAAAAGACATGGAGAGCGACACAAGCGACTACTTGAGCACGCAAAGCGCGTCGCAATTGGGGAAGATTCGCCAACGCCGCCAGAGGTTAATGGTATTAATAATATTCCAGTTGCAGCAAAACCAAAGAATGTCGATAGTCACATTCCACCTAGAAAGGTTTCTCCGATGGAGGGTGTCCCAGCAGTGAATAGTCAATCTGGCCCCGAAGTTGTCGAAAAGGCTGTTCATCCGCCAAGAGATAAATACCCACGGCTTAAAGCCAGCGAAGCTGCAATTAACCCAGCCCATGTTGCGAAATCTAAAAAAGCCACCCAGGGCTCAAATAAAGCAAAGAAAAGAGAACGTAGGTGTAGTCTTTGTCGAGAAACTGGACATACTAAAAAGACATGCAAAATGAGGCGCAAGTAGTTACACTTAATAAAAATATTCTAGGTGTATTTGATATTGAAAGGGGCGTATATGTCTAGTGAAAAAGTTGAATTATTGGTTCCGCTAAATACGGTTGCGCAACCAAAATATATAAAAACTTTTGCTTCTGTAAATAAAGCAGTCGCATCCGCCCCAATGTCTGACTTGCTTTTTATGCGTTCACTTCTAGTAAGTACTGGTGGAAACTCCAATGATGACGTTTTCCTTAGAGAAGAAATGTGGAAGGCTCGCTCTTCTCCAATTCTTAAGCCAGTTGATTGGGAACATAATACTGGTAGAGAGCGTAGTGAAGAAGAACAACTAACAGACCCAAGTCGTGTTGTCGACGACAACCAAACCATAGGTGTAATGTATAATACTTATGCTGCTGATAAAAATGGTGTATTGATTAGTGTAGAACAAGCTGAAGCTTCGGATTTTGAAATTCCAGAAGAGTTTCACATTATCGATGAGGCTGTTATTTGGAAAAATCTTTATCCAGTAACGGCTAAAAGAATCGAACAAGAAGCTAAAGCTGGTAAGCTCTTTGTATCAATGGAAGCCTGGTTCACCGATTACGACTACGTTGTTGGCAATAAAGTTGTTGCCAGAAACGAAGAAACTGCCTTTTTAGAGAAAAGTTTAAAGGCAAATGGTGGAACTGGGGTGTATGGTAATAGTAGAGTGAAGCGCGCTCTTAAAAACATTACTTTTGGAGGCAAGGGAATAGTGGCTCGACCAGCGAATGAACCATCCGTAATAATGGAAGTAAGTCACGAACCAATTGCCGCACAAGCTTCTAGCAACCAAGCAATAGCAAATAACATCATCGGAGATGTAAGCAAAATCAAGGTAGAAAATTTTAGAGAGGAAAAAGAGATGAGCAACGCTAACGCAAATGAAAAGACCATCCCTCTTAACCTTTACACTGAAGCAACTGAAAAGGCCGCAAGCCTTGAGGCTTCAGTTAAGGCAAAAGACGATGAGCTTGTTACAGCTAAGAGCGAAGTAAGTGAACTTAAGGGTAAGCTAGACGGCATTGAAGGCGCTTTTGTAAAAGGCGCAGAGCTTCTAGAAGAGAAGATTCCGGGTTTTGCTCGTAAGGTTGCACAAGGTGCACCTGAGGATTTCTTCGGCGCAGTTCTTACTGAACTAGAAGAGAAGGAAAAGGTTGAGGCTGAAATTCGCGAGAAGCTGAATGAAGCTGAGGCAAACCTCACAAAGGTTCAGGAAGATGCTCGCACTACCGCTCGCGAAAACAAGATTGACAACCTATTGGGTCTTGGCAAGATGGGTGACGAGATGAGCGATGAGGAAAAGAAGAAGAAGGAAGAAAAGAAAAAGAAGATGATGGGCGCAGTTAGCGGACTTAGTGATGAGCAGTTCGATGCCCTATATTCTGTCTGGGCTGAGGAACGCGCAGAGGTCAACAAGGTGGCAGAAGCTGCTACTGACGAAGGGAAGAAGAAGAAGAAGAAGAAGGAAGACGAAAAGGGCGACATGGGTGGCGATAGCTCATCTGCATCAGACCTTGTTAAGAAACTACTTGCTTCACTATCAGTAGAGAATGAAGCGCCCGACGAAGATGAGGTTTCAAAGGCTGTTTCTAAAGCTCTTTCTGACCAAGATGGGCCAAGCGCCGAAGAGAACCTTATGGCAATTCTAAAGGACGCTAAGGCTTCTAACGATGCTCCACCAGCAGGTGCTGGAGAGCCAGAGGGCTTTGACCTGAACACCGCAATGGCTGGCCTAGTTGCCGATATTGCCGGCGAAGACAACGAATAAATAGGAGGATTAATCATGGGTCTTGCACCACGTAGACAAGTAAGGGACACAACCAGTAGGTATGCCCTTAATGAAGTATCTGAGCGCGGTAAAATCTGCGCTATTATCCCAGGAACCACATCTGCTGGTGAGGTTACCGTAAGCGCTAGCCCAACTGGTGTTGGCATTAACGCGATTGGTGTCCTTCTAGATGATGTTGAAGATTTGAACTTCGACCGCCATCCAGAGTATCGTCAGCGTAGTGTTGTCGACCAGGGTTCAATTGTAAGTATCGCACAAAAGGCAGAAGTTGAAACTGACCAGATTACTGGAAGTCCAGTTGCTGGAAACTCAGCTTACCTTAACGTCAACGGTACTGTTAGTCCGACTCAGCTTCAAGATGGCCTTGGCAATAACGCGCCACTAGTTGGTAAGTTCCTAGCTGCGCCAGATGCCAACGGTTTTGCAGCAGTGCACGTGGACCTATAAGGAGAATAAGATGAGCACTAAGAAAAGGAATCACTATAAAACACTTGACCCTAAGAAGGCCGCATTGCTTCGTCTAACTGGCGACAGCAATAGAACCTTGGCTCGCGCCGCAATGCGCGCATTTGCCCAAGCTCTAAATGCACCTCTTCGTCAAGGTATCTTTGATATGGATAATCTAGGCGGTATTTATGCTCGCGAGGTCCTTCCTCCTGGCGCCACTCCAAACTATCCATTAGACCTTGTTCGTCCAGGAACCGAAGACCTAGACTATACAGCTATCGTGCTACCAAAGCAGGGTCGAGTCCCAGAGCGTAGAGTCGAAGGCGATGAGCTTTGGGTTCCAACTTTCCAGATTGGCAGCGCAATCGATTGGGACCTTAAGTATGCTCGTGACGCACGTTTCGACGTCGTCCGTCGTGCTCTTGAGGTCTATAAGGCTGGCTTTGTTCGCAAGGTTAACGAAGACGGTTGGCACACGCTACTTTCAGCAGCAGACTCACGCGGTCTAGTTGTCAACGATAGTGTTGCTGTCGATGGTCAGTTCACCAAGGAACTCGTTTCCAAGATGCAAACAGCGATGACTCGTAACGCTGGTGGCAATGGTCAGGCTGGTCGACTTACTGACCTTTATGTCTCACTAGAGGCAATGGAGGACATTCGAGCATATGACCTTTCCGAAATTGACGACGCAACGCGCCGTGAGATTCTCAACAGTGAGCAGGGCCGTTCTAACTTCTACGGCACTACGCTACACTTCATGACAGAGTTTGGTGTTGGTCAAGAGTATCAACTATACCTCTCTAACGTTCTAAGTCGCAGTGTTACTGCTGTTGATAGCGGAGACCAAGAGTTCTGCGTTGGACTTGACCTATCTACCAATGATAGCTTTGTCCAGCCAATTCGCCAAGAGCTTGAAACCTTCGAGGCCGGTCCAGAAATGCACCGCCAACAGAGGGCAGGAGTTTATGGATGGATGGAACACGGTTTTGCTGTTATGGATAACCGAAGAGTCATTCTCGGAACACTATAAGCAAACCACAATGGGCGTCAATCTCTGGCGCCCTTGGTTTGTACATTGACGCCGTCACGAATCCTTACTATAATCAGTCATAGACACCAAGGAGGGGTGATGGAAACACAAGAGATGTATGAATATTATATTAGCAATAATGTGTCGCTAGCAGATGTTGGTAAAAAATACAACTTGAGCACCTCGGCAATTAGAAAGAGGTTTTTAAAAGCTGGGTTAAAGTGTAAGGGGCAAAATTCAACACGCCAGAAGAAAATAGATGAAAAGGAACTTAAGAGGCTTTATTGCGATGAGTTACTATCCCAAACGGAAATAGCTAAGCGCCTTGGCGTTGCTCATGGAACCATCAATAATAGACTAAGGAAATTGGGACTGAGTCGTTCTGTAGCTGAATCTCGCTCATTAAAAGAAGATAACTACAACCTTTGGGATGTTGGCGCCATGAAGGAGGCAAAAAAACTCATAGAGACGCATGGTTCAATCAAAAGGGCCGCCGAAAAACTTGGGGTCTCAGAGAATTCGCTTCAGCTTTTAAATAAAGCAAAGATAAATGTTCCAGTTCAGACTTGGAGTAAATATGATGAGGATAAGGTGAAAGGACTTCTAGAGGAACACAAAGATTATGATGTTGTGTCGAGGCTTACCAATATAGACAAAAGTAGTATTGTAAGAAAAAATCACTACTCTTGGAGAGTAGACTTATCTGCAAATTGCAACCTTTTTGGTATTCGAACAAAGGGTAAGGATGGGTTGGAGTATCAAAGCAAAAATGAAGCGAGTTTTGCCGACAGGCTATTTGATGCGGGTGTGGAATATGAAGTGCAGGCTAGAGTATGTGACGATAGGCTTTGGCGTTGTGATTTTAAAATAAACGACACATGGATTGAATTAGATGGGCTTGGCGACTTCAGAAGTCAAACCGGCGATGCAAACTATACAAATAACGACAAGATAAATTACTATAGGAAAAACAACTTTAATTATATAATTGTAAATAGCGCCAATAGGGAAGAGGTATTAGAAAGATTAGGTGCGCCAAAGGTAATCAAGTGGAGCAAAGACAACATCGAGGTCCGCGAAGTTGAATATGGCGTGGCTAATAAATTCTGTGCGCGCCACCATTATTTGGGCGGCTCTCCAAATGGAGACAGTGTCCGTCTTGGTTTTTATCAAAACGACAAACTTCTTGGCGTGGCAACATTTGGCAAGGGCGCTAATCGCTATTTGATTAGCTCCGTTTGTGGCCAAATTAAATATTCTCCTATTAGCACAAAAACACCAAGTGGGTATGAGTTAACTCGTATATGTATTTTGCCAGCGGTAGATAAAAATTTCGCATCGCACATTATAGGGCGCTCTATAAAATACCTGAGGGCGCTCGGTTGTGAAATAGTTGTGACGTTTGCAGACCCAACCTACAAACACGTAGGGAAGATTTATCAAGCCGCTAATTTTATTTACACCGGAATGTCGCGGCCAGATTATTGCTATGAGCTTCCAGATGGGTCGATTGTCCACAAAAGCAAATTCCGCTCTAGGAGTAGTTTTACGGAGCGCGACTTGGTTAATCTCGCTGGCGCCAAAAGAATTATCCTAGAGGGCAAACATCGATACGTTTACGTCGTAAGTAAAAAATATAAAAAACAAATACTAAACAGCTTAAAGCACTCACAAAAGGATTACCCATGTTAGTATATCTCAAAGAACCAATGGGTATTACTACAATCGATGGGGTATTTCTAACTGGAGAGTATTACAATTACGGACGGCATAAGCCAGCGAACGTCTCCACTAAATTTTACGCCCGACACAAAGATGTTCTAAGGGAAATTCCAATTACCAAAGAGTGGTTAGAAAAGCATTTTGGACCAAATCCTCCAGTTGAAAAATTTCTTGGTAGCGAGATATTCCGCTTAAGTATGCCCGAAGTGATAAAGCTTGCCCAATATATGGGTATTAAGTATAGAGGGAAACTTACGCACAATATAGATTTTGACCACCGTAAAGCTCTTTATACGGCTATTAAAGTAGCCATGGAGAAACTTGGGGTGAGATAGGATACAAATCATGGCTTCTAGAAACGCAAATGGTAGCATAAAAACCCAGGACAATAACGTAAGGCGAATTTATCATACTGGTGGACGTGTTGTTTCAAGAAACACTAAGACAGATGAAGTCGTAGCGCGAGACAAGAACACTTCAATTAGAGCTTAAAATGGCGCTTGTTGACGACCTACGATTAGACCTAGGTGATGATGACGGTTCAGTCCCATCTGGCTCTATATTTTCACTACACAACCTATTAAGTCCAACTCATCCAGATACGACGGCGGGGTCACCTTCTGCTAGCGCCATGATTGTAGGTGGTGCATCTACGTGGGGCGCTGTGGCTAGTGGCGTAGAGTCATCTGTTTGGAGAATACACCAGGGGCAAGCTCAATGGGTCCCAACATCACTTCCTACTGGCAACATTGTAGGGGGCCCAGGAGTATCCACAGACAATGCGATTGCACGCTGGAATGGAACTACGGGTCAGTATGTCCAAAATTCCCAGGCAATTGTTGACGATTCTGGGAATGTGCGTGTTCCAAGCGGTAGCGCTTTTATTATTGGATTGTCATCTACGTATCTAACGGAATATTCCGATGGGGCACTACAGGTTGGCTCTAATCATGGAGATTCTAATGGGGAGTTGAGGGTTTCTCAACTAACTATTCCAAATACGACAACACAAACTCTAACCTATGTATCTGCGGATGGTGCAGGAAACCTTCAGTTAAGTGCCAATAATGGTGGAAGAGCCGTTGATATTGCTGGCGATGTTCTATTAAATAGTAATAGATATATTACATTTAAAGACTCCACTGCTCCATTTCTTGGGACGCAAGACACCTTTATTCAAAGAGGCGACTCTCCTGGCGTAATCGATTTTAATACATCTGATGGTGCTGGTGGCGATGGTGCAATTCGCGCGGCTAGCGGATTTTTTACCATTGGTTCTTTTGGAGATGGAGCTAGTAATTCGCCGTCAATTGCTTTTTCTAACGACCCAGACACAGGATTTTATAGACCTTCTGACAATCAAATAGGGCTAGTTCTTGCTGGAATTCCTCAAGTTCGCTGGGGTACAAATGGACAACATATTCCCGGGACCGATTATTTGGGTTTTGGCGGTTCGCTTGGCTCTCCAACAACATTCATAACAAACGATGGCACAACTAATGGCCTTGTCCAAATTGGAGTTTCGCAAGGCGCGAATAATGGAATTATTGAGGCCGTTGAGCATAGGGTTGGACCAGGTAATAATGCAGTACTTGGTAATGCAGGACTTAACATAAGGGATATTAGAGGAATTCAGTGGTATAACGGAACTGTTCAGGGTGGCTCTATAGATTTAAGACTTCAGCGCGGCGGAAGTGCAATACTTGATGTCAATGCAACAAGTAATGGCGCTGGCGATGGAATAATAAGGACTGGTAATATAGCTATTGTTGGTCAAGTGTCATCCGATTCATATTTACCACTCACAAACACTGATGGTGTGGTTGTTTGCAGTGGAGTCGCCACAGTTGTTCTTCCAGAATCGCCAGTTGTGTGGCAGCGCCATATAATTAAGGATGGAATTGGAAATGCTGGCGGTAGCCCAGTTACAGTCGCTCCATCTGGTGTAACAATTGATGGCTCTTCAACCACGCAAATCAGCTCTAATTATGGTAGCATTACTGCTATATTTAACGGCACAGAATGGAGTGTCGTTTAATGAGCTATAATGAATTAGTCATGAGTCTAACTATATTTAGAGCAGGAAAGGATTAGCGATGGCTCTTTCTGACACCCAATATATATTGTTCCTACAAAAGGGCGCTCGTCGCGTCAATAGAGACTTGGCTCTCGTTGACACTACAAGCGAAATCGCAGTTAGTGACCTTGGAGTTGTTACTCCAGATGACGATGACCTTAAGGATATTTTACTGCTTGCAACAGAGTGCCTAATTGCTCAAAGGGACTTTAACGAATCGCTATCTAGTGGTAGTGCTGGCGTGCGTGTTAAAGACGGAGAGCAAGAAGTTGACACTAGAGATGCAGCAGCAAGTAGAACTGAATTTTTCAACTCGCCATATAGCCCATGTAAGCTTTATTTAGATGCTATTAGAGATGAAAAAATACGCAGAAATAGCGGTAGGATGGTCTACTAATGGTGATGGTTCCAAACAATGAAAGCTTTTCTTCAAGTGCTACATCTGGTATTATGACGGGAACGCTTTCTACATTCAAAACACAAATGGACAGATTGCTAATTGATGGGCGAACGATTACATTGGACCTATCTCCAAGCAAAACGCCCTGCACGAGTTCTAGTTGTAAGTATAATCAAACATACAATCAATATGTCGGTATAAATAATAGACTTTGTCGCTCATGTAGCGGAAAGGGTTTTGTTTTAACGCCGCGACAAACGCAATACAAATGCAATAGGCGTTGGACAAATAGACCATTTCTTGATGCACCAGAAGCGCCAGTTCGTCTTTTAGATAATTATGTGCGTGTTAAAACACATATTGCATCATATGACCATCTCCTAGAAGCAGAGAGTGCAACGCTTGATGGCCAAAAGGTTTACTTGGTTCAGCAGCCACGCAAAAGCGGCTGGAATAACTCAAATCTATATGTAATCTCTTGGTGGAGTAGAAAGAATAATAGCGAAAATGGTTAGTGTCCCAACAAGGCTTGGTATTGAAGTTGGACAAATTGACGACAGAACATTAGAGAGCGCCATTAAAACTCTTGCTGCTCAGCGTGCGCAGATTTTTAAGATTAAGGCGATAGCAGAAAGAGCGGTTGATAAAGCGGTTGACGATAATCAGTTTGACTTTATTCCATTCGATGAGGAAATTGGAGAGCTTGGTATTGGAGATGGCGGCTCGGTAGATACAGAAAAAACAGAGGGGGCATGGAAATTGCTTCAACCATCGACCCCTGGGTCGTTCACAACCGTAAACGTGAAGCGTGTCGCGACTTCTCGCGGAGATATTCCCGGTGCGCCAATTAGTATTGGTGTAATCGAAGTTCAAACAAAAATAAAATCCTTTCTAAAACATCCGCTATGCAATGTGCCAACCCCAGATTCAGAACATATAGATAATATTCCATGGATGAAGTGGCTTATTTTTGGCGCACCAGCTAATTCTGATTTTAGATTCGAATCAAGGGTGTTACCAAATACAAACTCAAGGACTGGAGAGGGTATTATGGTTAGGGGTGGACTTTGGACTTTTCCGCCGGCTAGACCAAACGCTTTTCAAAATCTTCGTGATGGTATTTTTCTTCAACTACTTAGAACGTTTGAAAGGGAAAACGTTGGCGACGTTTTGTTTGTGTAAAAATGACAAGTCATGGCCGTAAAGCTCTCCTAAAAAGCAATTTAGAATTTTGGCTCAACGACAAGTTGTTGCGCAACGGAATGTACGAAACAATTAGCGTTGATGAGCAAAATCTATATGCTGAAGATTTAAGCGTCCTTCAAAACCAAACACCGAATGGGGCTAGTGCTGGAGGGATATGGCAGAGCGCTTTTAAAAACTGGGTATACGAATCTGGAATACCATCGCCTGGTGTTGGCATAACGGCACCAATTGTGGCATCTGGTGTTACTGTGAACGGCACATTTTACCCGGAATCAACAGTGGGGGCCTTTTCTCACAAAATTGACCATAGGAATGGTCGTGTAATTTTTGACACCCCGATATCAACATCGTCAACCGTAAAGGCAGAATTTAGCTATAAACTTGTTACAGTAGAGGATGCAAGGCGCTTTGATAGAAAACGTCAAAGGTTATTAACTGAAACGGAATATAAGGATAACCCATATGCAACCGGCGTATCTATTTATCCAACTGTAGATACAAAAACTCTTCCAGCTATATGGATTGATGTTGTTGGACGTAGTAATACCGGACATGAATTGGGAAATAAATCACTAATAGCTTCATTTAATTGCGTATTCCATGTGTGGGCGCGAGACGCATATCTTGTCGATATGATTGAAGATATACTTTGCGAAGAAGAGCAGTCAGTTATACTGGGTGTGGACTACAACACGGCGCCATTCGCACTTCTTGGTGCTGGAGAAAAAAATCCAAATTACACTCAGTATTCTGATTATGCGCAGCTATGGACGCCGTATTTTTGGAGAAGAATTTACATACAAGACGTGGAGAGCCAATATGACTCTCCGTATCACGAAATTGAAAGGGCACGCATACGGTTTGTTAGTACAATTTACCCAAACTATTGATTTGGTGTATAAATTGTGGTAGCAAAACATAAAAGCGCAAAGCCTCATCTCTACTAGGTGAAAGGAATTAAAAATGCCTAACAATCGTACATTCTATGCCATCCACAGTGTTGGTATTAAAGAAAATGGAACAACTCCAACGAACGAGGTTGTGCCGATTATTGCTGGCGTTGACGTAGCGCCATCTGGCCGTTGGGAAATGGTTCGTGGAGCCCAAAGCGTCGGCATGACGACAACCTTTAACTTCGAACAGGTCTTCCAGCTTGGACAACTTGAGACGTATGAGTTCGTTGAGTTAGAGCCAGAGGTAGAGTTTACTATCGAGCGCGTTCTCGATGGAACTAAGCCACTCTGGTTTATGGGAACTGGCCCTCGTGGCTCTACCACTCTAACATCTAGAACCGCTGACTATAGCGTCGACATTGCGGTCCCCGTCTACAGTGACAGCCAAACTCGCGCAACTGGCCTGCCAATTTCCATGGTTTATGGCTCTGGAATGACGCTAAGCTCCGTTTCATATACCTTCCCTGTTGATGGAAACTTTACTGAGTCTGCAACTTTTGTTGGTAACGATAAGATTTGGAGCGACTTCGAACTTGCCGGCGACCCATATCCAGTCTCGCTAGCACGCGGAGGTGGCGTTCTTGACCAGGGCAGCACTCAGACCCAACTTGGTTTCCCAAGTGGCGTTCTAGACCCACATCCAGGCGGTATTGGCGCATTTACAACCACCGCTGGTGAAGACGCTACTGTAATTGGCTCTGGCGTTCAGCGTCGTGAGAGCTTCCGTCTTGATAATTCTCGCCTACCTACTGAGATTCCTGGCGTTAGCGCCTCTGGAACGCTAGGTGGATTGGTTGAGCACATCCAGACGATTACTGTCTCTACCGACCTTGGTCGTGAGGACATTTTCGAGCTTGGTGCTAAGCGTCCATTCTTCAAGTTTGTAACCTTCCCAATTGAAGTTACATGCTCTATTGAGGTTATTACCTCTCAGGGCGACCTGATTGACGCGACAAGCTCTGAACCAGTACAGTGTGTTCGTGAGCAAAACACATCCAACCAAGAGATTATTCTTGAGTTGTGCGAAGGGCTAAATATTAACTTGGGTGCTAAGAACCGTCTACAATCTGTTGATTGGGCTGGCGGTGAAGCTGGTGGCGATAATGTAACGGTTACGTATAACTATCAGAACTTCAACGACTTGACTATTACTCACAGCATCTTCACATAATTTAAAGGGTCCGATAGGACAAAGGTATCAGGTGTCTCCACGGGAGATTGAGCAAGCGATAAATAATATTGCTTGGGGCGGTAAACACATAAGGGTAAAAACTTTTGATGGTTGCGAAATAGTAACCATTAAGCCCTTAAGTATATCCGACAAAAATTTCCTAGATTTTATTTATGACGCCGCCTTAGGGGAAGCCCTTGAGAGCGGCGTTATGAATAAGTTTGAACTATACAAACTATACAAAGAGCGTGGTGTCTGGACGAACGAGGATGACGACAATCACAAAGTGTATATTGCGAAAATAAAAGAGCTTAAAACCCTATTAGGTAATCTTGAAAACGTAGAACGAAAAAAAACGCAAGTCCAGATTTCATTTTTCGAAAAAGAGTTGGATAAAATAAATTTGAAGCGGCGCGAGCTATATAATGTTAGTGCTGAAAATTACGCTGAAGAACAAAAGCTACTAGCACTTGCTTTTTGCGCAACCCACGATTTGCATGACAAGAAAAAATGGGATAAATGGGATGATTTTTTAAGCAGTGTTGATTTAAAATTAATTGATGATATCCTACATGGTATAATTAATATAGAACAATATTCTGAAAAGCAGATTCGCGCTATTGCTCGCAGTTCTACTTGGCGATATAGGTGGAATGCCGCTAAGTCAATAGGGGATTTATTTGGTAAGCCTATAATGGATTTTTCACCTACACAGCAAAGTTTAATCTATTGGAGTCAAGTGTATGATAATGTTTACGAATCAATGGAAAAGCCACCCGACGAAATTATTAATGATGATGTTGCGCTAGACAGATGGTTTGAGGCTCAAGCAAAAAAGCGCAAAACTAAAGACGTAGAAAAAACTGGCAAGGTTGGCAAAATAAATATGTCAAATAAGATGCGTTCACATGGTGAAGTTGGAATTGTAGCTGGGCAACAAGTTAGGAATCAGCACGGCGAAATAATTAATTTGCCTAGTAGAGAAGATGTAGATGAATTGAACCCAGAGTTAGTCAGAACATTTAGGCGCGCTGAATGGAATAAAATTAAGAAGGCTGGCGATATTAGAGAGCAAGATTTACGTAAGCGTGGAGACCACATAGCTCGCAAACTAATTGGCTCAAAGGATGCCGTGTTGGGCCAAAGTAAATTTGGGCAGCAGAGAAAGAGTGGAGGAAAAACGCTTCCGGGAGGGACACTATGAATGAAAAAATGATTAAAGTAAAGACACCTGGGCGCCCATTGTCGCGGCACAAAAAAGTCTTAGATGACCAATGGAGTGTGTCGTCTAAAATCAAATTGATGAAGTTTGCGGTTCATAAAATAAAGAGGCTTTATGTATCCATCCTAGAGGCTCTTGATTTAGAATTAAGTTCTGGTAGTATGGATAAAAAGACTCATGGTAGGTTAAGGTCGGTGGTCTTGGATAACGCTAATGACCAAATTAGGAATTTAAAAAACGAACTTGAAAATCGCTATAACGTTGAGTTTGTTCCTTATCACATTGACATGAAGGTTGTCGACATGGAGGATATCGATGAAGACTAATAGAATTTTTAAAACAAAATCAGAAGATGGTTCCGAATTAGTCTACGAATTTAGACGCCCAACGCAAAAGGTCGTATCTAGGGGTGAATTGATTCGTCGTCAAAAATTTGCGGAAGCTATGAGGGCTGGAGCACTTATGAATGCAGAAGTTGCAGAATTGCTCAAATCTCGTGGCGTTTGGGGTGACGAGCAAGAAGAAAAGGCTCGTAAAGTCCGTCAAGAGATTAATGAGCTTGAAGATTCACTTAAAGACCCCAAGGTTTCCAATAAAGAAGGCATGGAGATTGTTAAGAAAATCAAGGACAAGAGGGCTGAGCATGCAAGAATTACTGCTGTTCTTACAAATGCTTCAGATGCAACGTGCGAGGCTATGGCGCAAGAAGAGCTAAATATGTTTTTTGCCGCAGAATGTACATACAACAAAACAACGGGCCAAAAGGTGTATAACGATGTAGAGGATTTCAAGTCAAGGCTCAGCGAGCAAGCGACGGCAGATGCATTAAATGAAGCTATGATTGCGTCGTTTGAAGTTACGCTTAAGCAAGACCTTCCAAGCGACCTATCTAGTCGATACGCTGAAAACAAGTGGCTGTCTGAGCGTAAACTTCTTGAAGACTCTGATGATGCCGAAGAAGAAAAGCCCAAAAAACGCGGGCGAAAAAAGAAAACGGCTTCTGAATAAAATAAAGAGTGCAAAATAGAGGAGCTACGAGACACCAAAACTCGTAGCTTTTTCTCTGGGGTAGGTAATGGTAGACCTAAATATTGATATTGGCCTTAATGTAGATAGGTCGTCAATTAGAAATTTACAAAGTCAAATTAGGAGGGCTATTCGCGATACCACTCCAGAGATTGATATTGCTACAGACCCACGACTCTTCCAAAGACTTGAACGCCAATTAAATCAGCTAACAATTTCAGATATCAATGCGGACCCCACTGTCGTTGATATTCTTAGAGATACCATTGAACGAAATTTAGCTGTTGAAATTCGTCGTATCGACCCGTCTCAAAGAGCCCTTCAGCAGGCTCGCCGAGAAGTTCAAAATGCACTTGAGGACCTAAGACTCCAAGTTGAACTTGAGAGTCGTTCTGAGGAACGTATAAGTAGTGGTAGTGTTTCATCTGGTGAACAAGATAGACTATTAAAAGATAGGCAAAATGCTGAAACAAAAGTGCTTACGGCGCTAGCTGAAGAAGAAGCCACTATTAAGCAAGTCGCTGAGGCTCGCGCACAGGCAAATCGTCGTGAGATTAATGCTATTGCTAGTGTAATCCGCTCAAGACTTAGAGAAGCTGAGCGCGCCGAAGGCATTGAAAGCACAGACCTTACTACACAACTCAGGCAAGCCGAAACCAGAAGGGTGCAAGCCGAGAGGGCCGCAACTAACGCCACAGAGCAAGCCGAGAGACTTGAAAGAGACAGGCAAAGGCGACTTAATAGAGAGGAAAGTGAACGTCAAGCTGCTGTTAGGCAGTTAACGAGAGAAACTGAGCGTCTTGCGAGAGATTTCCGCAATAACAGAAGCCAACTCGACACCTCTATAGAGGATTCAAAAAGACGCTTAGAAAGAGAAGAACTTGAGCTTATTCAGCAACAAGTAAGACTTGCCAATAGGCAAATAGGAGAGACAAACAATCGCTTGGGTATAGCCCGTAGAACCTCGCAAGCGCAAGGCGAATTGCTTCGTAGATTGGAACTTGAAGCACGCCGCCAAATACAAAGCGGCAGGGTTCAATCGCAAACTGGAGATGCTGGTGGCGGCCAAACAATAACATTTAGAAACGCTGGAGACGTAGCAGCTTTTGCATCAAGGCTTGATGGCGAAAATCTTCGCAGATTCTCTGATGTTTTACTTGGTGTTTCTGGCGCAACAAATCGAGCACAACGTGGCTTAAGAAATTTTAGAAATTCTGCACAAAGCGCAAGCGATACGACGCAAAACCTAAATGGACAGCTTCTAGCTGGTCGTGGAGCCGCTTTTGATTTTGGTAGGACAACGGCAATTGCTGCAAGGAGATTGCTCGCATGGGCCGCTCCTGCGCAATTAATTTTCTCTACTATTAGTCTGCTTCGTGAAGCAGTTGGCGAGATTATTAGACTTGATACTGCTGCTCGTAGATTACTTTTCTTCCAGCCAAGGGTCATTAGGGAAACACAAAATGAGTTTAATGACCTTGTAACCACCTTGGAGAGCGTTGGTGGCGCTAGTGAAGTATTTGGCCAACTAGCGAATAATATAGAAGATTTTAATGCAAGAGCCGCTACAACTAACGTCATTCAGAATTCTATTACGTCTGCATCTAGAGAACTTGGTATCTCGATTGAAGATGTTGCCGAGGGTTTTGTTACCGTTGCGCGTGTTGGTCAAGATGTGTCGAGTTCACTTACGGTTGTAAACGATACGGTTGAAGTAACGCGTTCTAGATTTTTAAATTCTGCATTGGCTCTTGTTCAGCTAGAAGCTGGTGCACTAAGCGCTGAGCGCGCTGTTCGTGGTCTACAGGCTATTCAAGCTCAGTTCTTTGGTGGACGTCAAGGTGTTGGTTTTATTACTTCAGATGAAGTTGCGAATATCGATGGGTTTACGCTAGCTGCTGGAGCAGCAGCAAATGCTGCTAATAGACTCGCGGTTGCTAGCGCTGATACATCGGCTAACGTTGAAGAGCTAATTGACGCTACCACGCGCGTAGGTGCTGCATTTAGCAACATCCAGCAACTTAACTTTGACCAAACTGTGGCGCTAATTAGCACCGCTTTCAGGGCTACTGGTGCCACTACTGGTCGCTTGTCGACAGCGCTACGACAAGTTTCAACACTTATTTCTCAAAACGCACAAGAAATTGAAGAGCTAACAGACATTGAGGTCGCTGGTGCAGATGGTGTTGTTAGGGACGTTAACGCAGTTTTTGATGTTCTTGAAAAAATTCGAGATTCTGCTGGACAACTTGAGTCAACAGAGCTTTCGCTATTAATTGCTGATAGGCGTAATGTTGGTGATATTCAAGCATTGGCACAAGCCGTTGACGATTTGCGTGCAAACGTAAATGCTCTTTCTGACCCACAAGCTAGAGCCAACCAGGCCGCTGAAGATGCCGTAAGAACATTTCAACAACAAGAAAGAATTGCAAATTCGTTAGCTGGCAGAATTAATACACTTAGAGCAACATTTGTTGAATTCACACAAAGTGCTGGCGTCGAAGAGATTGTAAGTGCTTTTATTGACCTTGGGCAGACCACGACAAGCGTTATTGGGTCTTTTACTGAGGGCTTTGGGGATATTTTGAGAAATAGTGAAGCGCTTGTCGACACCCTAAGGACATTGGGCGTACTACTGGGGGCATTCACGGCCGCTCAACTTACACGCGGAGCTGTTTCTGCATTTAGAGTATTGCGAAGCACGGTTAGTGTTCGTCAGCAAAATCTATCATTATTGCAACAAGAACAAACTTTTCAGCAAGGAATTAATGGTCTTAAGAGCGCTAGTCTTTTAACTGAGAAGCAAAGCGAAGCGTTTTTAAAGCAAAAAAATGCTTTAAAGGCAGCAATCCTAACTAGAGAAGAGGCACTCAATACATCAAAAAATATTCGTAATAGTTTGGATGCCAATAACATTAGACAAGCTCAGCAACAAAATGTTCTTCAGCAAAACGAACAGCGCATACAGGGTCAGATTGTTGTTTTAAAAGAAGCTGAACTTGCGCTTGAGCAGCAAATTGCGCGAACTAGTAGGGGTGCTCAACTTAGAGGCGCAGCCGGACGTGGAGCGGTTGGTATCGCTGCGGCTGGAGCACTACTTGCTGGTGACGAAATTAAGGAAGGTATTAGTGATGCGACAAATGAGGGTGTTGCCGAGGGTGTGACAAGCGGCCTACAGGGCGCACTTGCTGGCGCCGCTTTTGGAGGGCCAATCGGTGCAGCCGCCGGCGCTGCCGTTGGCATTATTTCTTCGCGCTTTTCTGAAGCCGAAAGACAACTAAAAGAAGCTGAAGAAGAGGCTAAAAGACTACAGGCGGAAACAAGGGTTGAGATTGCTGGCAATGTCGCAAGTAATCAAATTAGCGCCATTAATCGCGCATTAGAAAATGTTGATAGCGAAAGCCGAGAGAGGCTGGAATCTGTTCTAGAAAGATTGCGCGAAAGCTCTACTGAAGTCGCTACAATTCAAGACAGAATCGAGCGCGGAGAGATTGTTTCGGAAGAAGAGGTGCGTAGAGTTGAAGCCGTTGTAAGTTCGCTTGCTGATTCTGCTCGCGAAGCTCAAAGAAATGCTGTTGTATTAAGGAGCGCATCAGAACGCGTAGCTGAAATTCGTTCGATTTTAAGAGATAATGCGCGCCTACAGGCAATTATTTCTAACCTGTCAGCGACAAGTGCAGATAGGAATGAAGCAAGGAATAAGCTAGAAGAGAATTTCAATAGACTTCAATCTATTAACACAGAGGGTATTAGGGAAATTGTTGTAAACCAGGAGCGCCTAAATCGTCTAAAGCAAGTAGCGCTAGATTTGCAGCGTAGACAAAACACAGAACAGGAGGCTTTCAATACTCTGAGTTCCGCAATTTTGTCTAGAAATTTTGAACAGGATTCTCGACTTAGACTTCAAGTTGAACTTAACGATGCTCAATTTAATCAGACATTAAGACAGGCCAACCAGAGAATCGACATATTAAATGCTCAAGCTGCAAATGCGGGCGGCGACGAAGAGGAATTGCAAAACATTTCTCAAGAAATTATTCGTGAGCAAGAAAAAGTAGACCAAGCCCGCTTTGAATTGCTCAGAAACAACATTCAATCACAAAGACAATTACTTGAGCGTGCCAATCAGGCTACACAGGGGCAAATTAGAGCTTGGGAGGAAGCTTCAAGTAATGTTGTTAGTGCATTTAAGGAAGTTACAGATGCGCAAGCTGAATTGGCGAATATCTACACTAGAAGCGCCGACATTGCTGGAAACATTCTAGAGTCGCGCTCGGAGAGTATCGCAAGGTTTCTTGAACAAACTGGTGCATCAACAGAATCAAGACTTAATGCAATTGCACAAGAGGCGCAGAGGGGCTTAGCCCTAACAGAACAAACGTTTGCAAGACAACAGAGGGCGCTGAGTGGTGGTGGCTTCTCTGATTCTGCTCAAGCTACACTTCAGGCACAAGGTCTAATTAATACAATTACTGAAGTTATCGCAAGAAGCGACCAGGAGATTACAGATGAAAGAACTGGCGTTGTTAATGTTGAATTAGCGCAACTTCGCCAAAGAGCTTCGATTGAGCAACAGCTATTTAACCAGCGTATCGATATTACACGTAAAGAAATTGATTTTACAAATCAAAAAATCAGTGCGGAGATTAGTCTTCTCCAAGAACGACTAAGTGCCGAAAGAGAAGTCAATGAGTTACGAAGAAGTCAACAGGAGGAGTTTGGTAGGCTATTACTAGAATCTCCAGACAAATTTGAGGAGACCATATCCGATATTAATTTAGCTACAAGCTTCTTTAGAAATATCACAGATATTAATCTAGATTCGCTTCAAACAATTGCCGATAGGATAGCAAGAGCGCGGGGAGCGGGCGCCACGGACATTCTGGGTGATGTTTTGAGTGGTCTACAGGCCGCAGAGCAATTCGGAGGCAGACAAGTAATTGCTGGTGTAAACAATGCGCAACTTAGAAGTGTTTTTGAGCGCATCCAAGTTGTAGCTCCAGAAGATATTTTTGGAGACCTGCAGCGCCAAGCGGAAGAAGCAAATAGTCAACTAGAAATTCAGCGTCAAATTCGTGAGCGCCAAGAAAATCTAGTTCAATTAAATGAGTTTAGTGCCAAACTTCAACAGCAACAAATACGTATAGCAGACTTAAATTCCCAATTGGCAGTTAGACAAAGAGAAATTCAGATTTTTGAACTACGAAGGATAGCTGAAAGAAATGATGCGCTGCGCCAAGACTTCAGAAGCGGCACACAAGCTATAGCAAATATTTTACAAGACGTAAATAGCCCAGAAGAAGCAAGGTCTGTTTTTGAAGGTCGCGGACCATTTACAGATGCTGTTATTGATGTGTTGGAAGGCGCTAATTTACCACAAGCCATCAGGAGGCAGCTTAGCACAGCACTAAATGAAATTGCTGCCCAGTTTGATGATGTAGAATTTTTCTTAGAAGCACGAGAGCAGCAACGCTCTGCCGCAGAAGCACAAGAAAGACTAACACAAAAATACAATGAACAAGTTGCGGCTTTACGAGAGCAAAAAGCTGCAACCGAAGAATTAACAGAGTCGGCATTTGTCGCTACGGATACTCTCAATGGGCTTCGACAGCCAGATGACGTTGGAGATACAGCAAGGGCAAGCGTGTTCGGACTGGAGACAACATTTAGCAATTTAAGGGCAGACCTGCGAGATACATTAGGTCAAAATAGATTTCAACTACAACAACTTGGAGATAGAAATTTTGGAGCTTCCAGGGGGGGAACTCAACAGGCAGCAAGAAGACTTCTCAGGGATGATGATGCTCAAACAGACATAGTTCGTAATTTGCGTGAAGCACTTGCTGATACACCCTCATCTAGGGATTTTATAGATAGATTAAGGGAATTTCAAGACCAAGGTAGAGATGTAGATTTTGAAAGAGTTGCTAGTTTCTTTGAAGACCAAGGACTTGGTGGTATAAGTGAGCAGGTTGACACCACTGGTCAAGCAATTGATGCGGTAAATCGTTTTGTCGAGATTGCAGAGAGGTTGAATAGAGAGCAAAGTGAAGTTTCACGAACAACGCTTAGGGAAATTTCAAGATTGATTTCTGAATCACTTAGAGGTCAACTAGAGAGAGAAAGAGAGTTAAACAGAGAGGCTCGCGGTGGAAATCCATTTGAGCCGGGAGAGAGTCCAGTAGCTAGATTTACTGAAGCCTTGAGGAATACCGATAGTGTTCTTGAAGGCGTAGTGAATAGAGTTGGCGATATCGCAACAACTGCTGCTGCTGCTAATCCAGAAGAAATAGGTAGAGCAATTAGGGAAAGTTCAGAAGCTGGAGTTAGAGCTGCTCTAGCGGCTGGTCTCCCAATTGTATTACCACGAGACCAAATTTCTATTCAGTTTGAAGCACTTGTGCGTCAACAAATTGCCAACTCAGATGAAATTAGTGAAAAATTGGCACAGGCCATTGGGGAAGTAATCGGCGTGGACGATATACAGAAGATTAAGGATAGTATTTCGTTACTATTTAATGTTGAACGAGAACGCGGAACAGACGTTCCATTGCCATCATTGTTTGATTAACTATGGGATTACCATTTAGTTCAGTAATAACGTCTGGCGTAGACGGACAAGAATTAGAATTGCCAACTTGGGGTAGGTGTTTATGGCAGGACCACCAAGATAGTGAACTAGTATGCTTGTTTGCTTCTGGAACCACAGAGGTTGATTTTGTTTATTCGCAGGATAGTGGGAACACGTGGAGTGCGCCACGGGTTGCTTTTTACGTAGATGATTTCTCAACACACAACAACTTCGATACAGCCATGGACCCAGAAGGCAATATCCACTGTGCGCATCGCTACAATACCTCCGGTTGTTATACCACTCTTGGCAAAAACCACGTAAGTGGCGGATGGCAACAGTCTGGCGTAATTGGTAGGGGTTTCGTGGATGTAGACGACTCTGGGCCAGCAAAGGGTTTCAATGGGAGCATTGAGGTGACGCCAGAATTTGTTGGCGCGCCGAAGGTTGATGCTCCAGGCTCTTTCCCTGCCGTCAGGTTGGTCGCTAAAGACTCATCGCATGAAGTAAATATGTGGTATGTGGAAAATCCATATGGGACATTTCCTACTCTAGACGATTTTTCACCAGGAAATGGAGTTTTTCCAGCGGGCGCCACTGGTGGCTATCCACTTTTTGATGCGGCTGGAGCGCCATCTGAAGGTCGCCAAATTATCTATTCTGTTGATTCTACTGGGATATGTCAACTAGGTCAGGATGGAGAGATTAGGGTAATTCCAGTTGATGACCCAGGGTCGTCAATATATTCAGATGGTACGATTGAGGGCTCTGGATATGTCTCGCGCATTCCACTTGGTTCATCGATGACGAGAGTCGACACTAATGTTTTTTCTGGACCGAAAGACGATAGTGGAGCGCCCATTTTTGATGCGGCGCAAAAATTAATTATTTTAAGTTCTGCTGATAATGTGAATGTTGAAGTCGAAGTCTTAGCTGCTCATATAGAGAACCTTTTAACGGATGGAAAAGAGGATAGCGCCGCCAATATTACTAACGCCTTGGTTTCACTACCAAGTTCTGCAAAGTATTCCATTACCACGGATGATGTAGATAGGGCTCCACTTCCCGGAAAGGTTCCTTGGAAATATCAAACAAACGACGTGGTGTCTTCGTTTTTTCCAGGAGATGTTTTTAGTAAAACTGGAGCTAGTGGAACATTAATAGACGCCTCTTGGGGGAATGAAGAAAATACAGTAATACTTTATTTTTGCCTTTATGAGCCAAACGGAGAGCAGGCTATTCATAGATTAAAATGCGAGACCAAGAGAGATTGGATTGGCACCACA